GGTTTCATCTTCTGCGTTTACGCTTGGTGCTTTGTTTGACCGAAACGAGTATCCCGATGTTGAGGACTTGCGTTCTAAGTTTCGCTTTAAGTATGTGTTCTGTCCTGTACCTGATGCAGGGGATTTCAGAATAGATGTTGAGGAACAGGCTAAGAACGAACTGCAACAACAATACAAAGAGTATTACGACGGCAAGTTAGCTGACGCTATGAAAGACGCATGGGATAGGTTGCATGAAACCCTGACTCATTTGAGTGATCGTATGGATTACACAGACGAGAATAAAAAGAAGTTTTGGGATTCTACTATTACCAATGCCTCTGACCTGTGTGGGTTGCTGACAAGCCTCAATGTGACTGACGACCCTAAGTTAGAAGCTATGCGTCAGAAGTTAGAGAAAGCATTAAATGGTGTAGATGCCTCAGACATTCGTGAAAGCGAAGCAATTCGTACTAGCGTTAAGTCTAAGGTTGATGATATTTTATCTATGTTCTAAGGAGGGTGTATGAAGAAATGGAAAGGTTGGGTAATTAGAAAAGAGTATTTTCTAGTCCATGTTGAAGCAGATACATGGGAAGAAGCTAAAGAAAAAATGTGGGATATAGAAGTAGAGGACGAGCCAGTAGATATTGACTGGGAAATCTATGACATACAGGAGGATGAGTAATGGGATACAGAAGCGAGGTAGGGTTTTATATCGAATTTACAAAAGACCCCGAGGAGTTTGTTGCCCTGATGAAAGTAGATGGGCGAGATATATTCAAAGACTTCTTGCGGTTTATGTATATCGAAAACTATAAAGACAGACCAATGGAAGATGATGACCCGAAAGGTGGTGTTCACTTTTACCATGAACATTGGAAGTGGTATGACGATTCTAAAAACGGCTTTATGGATTTGCTTAACATGGCTGGAGATTTTGACAACAACTTTAAAGCTAAGTTTGCAAGAACAGGAGAGGAGTCAGATGACACAGAAGAAGAATGGTTCAATGATGACGACTATGAACTGGAATACCCCTATATGGTACGCAGAGTAGAAACGGCAATGGATTTAACTAAACTAAAAAAAGTGGAGGATGTATGAAAACCATAATTCATGTAAACCAACATGAGATAAAAGCCAACGCTAAGAATGGGACTACTAACCCTGTGCTAACTGTTAAAACATACAAAGATAACATCTATGCACATGAAGTAGTAATCAAGGGGGATAGTAGGATAGTTTATTCCCCCGACAAACCCCTATCTTGCGGTGCTAAGGTATGGATAGAAACCCAAGCAGAAGTAGAAGTAATTAACTAACAAGGAGAATAAAAATGCTACAACTAGACAACATAGACAAAACACAACTAAGCCCACCTGTATTAGAAATACTGGAAGCGATGGAACTAAAGCACGCCAAGTTAGGATACTGTCTGACAGTATCGGCGGTACAAAACACAGGTAGAGATCAGTATTGGCAGTTACGTTTTAACGATGCCCGCTTTTCTGATGATGCTTTAATAGATTTTGTGGGTGTAGTGGAATGGACATACGGCAAGCGTAGTGACCACGAGTACAAGATTACCTCACGCAAGATTCAGAATGATAGGTTCGGGCATTGGGGTAACGAACACTCAGCACAACGCACTAAAGATGTTAAGAAAGCATTGAAGATTGCGATGACCAACATAGTACCATTTGAGTGGCATGAGGTTTCTGCTAATGGTAGGCGTAGGGCAGAGCAAGCACATGAGCAATGGAGTAGTGCAGACAATAGGGCTATTTACCCATTTAAAATTGGGTACGAAGAAATGTATGAAGAGATTAAATACCTGATATCCACAGGAGTTCAGTTCAAAACCGAGCAATTTAAAAAGGCGGCAGCAGGAATTGAGGCATATGAAGAGATGCGACGCAAGATAAGCATTAAACCTAAATTCGATACGGTTATCGTGCGCCCTGACAAAGCCGTTTTTATACCCAATGGTTATGCCCTGCAACCCAAAGAGTTCGGCGCAGTTGACGACCTACCTGAACAAACCAGAACTAATATCGCTCTTTTAAAACTTGTTGAGAAAGACACACTACTACCCGAGGTAGGTTATCGGGGTGGGGAAAACACCTACTTTATTTTGGTTCAATAGTATTGACTATGTGGTAGGTAATCTTTACAATAGAAACATAAGGAAGAATATGAAAGATGGTTTTGTGGAAGCTATGGATGCAATATTTGATAAGTTTAAGGAACAGTTAGCCCCTGTGCGTGTTGAGTTTGCGGACAATAAGATACATATATCTACGCAGATAGAGATACAAGCAGGCAAGCTATTCGAACCCAAGTATTACCACTGCGAGTACGGTGAACTACCTAGCTTTATTGCCGACAAGGTTGCCATGCTTAGAACGGCAGGGCAGGGTGTAGATGTTGATGGTATAGGTAAGTGGCGAGGTAACAAACTCTACTATGTGCAAGTATCCCCTAAACAATGGAATCAATACCACGAGGTTAAAGTATGAACGAACAGGACTTGAGGGATTGCTTTGCTATGTTTGCGATGAACGGCATTATTGCAAGGGGTGGTTTACATCCCGAACTGATGCCCGAAGATTGTATTGCAAGACGTTCTTATGAATTAGCAGATGCAATGCTAGAGAGACGAAATAAAACTGAAGCAGAAGAAGGAATCGTAGCCGTTAAACCTAAGAGGAGAACGAAGTGATACCGATACCATTTTTTGGTTGGTTAGCAGATGATGAAGAAGATACTCAGCAGATGTTGAGAGATCAAATACATATACAACAACACCGAATCAAAGAGTTAGAAAACGAAGTAATGATGTTGCAGACCGAGTGTACTGCCTTGATAAAACAAGTTGGAGAAATCCAATGAGTGAACCAGTAGCGTGGATGTATGAAAAGCCTAACGGGGCATCAAAGTTATCTTTTGTTAAAGAAAAAATGATTTGGGAAGATATGACTGAGACTCCACTCTACACCCATCCAGCAAAGACACTAACAGATGAGGAAATATGGCAGTTGTCTGACATGGTTTTAAATAATAGTGATGTTATTGGTTTTGCTAGAGCAATACTAAAGAAAGCGAGTGAGAAATGACAACACCTGAGAAGAAAGTCAAGGACAAAGTCAAAAAGATATTGGCAGAGTTCGGTGCTTATTACTTTATGCCTGCTACTGGGGGGTATGGTAAGTCAGGTGTACCTGACATTGTGGCTTGTATTAAAGGGCGGTTTATTGGTATTGAGTGCAAAGCAAATGGGGGTAAGCCGACTGCCTTACAAGAAAAGAATCTAATCGACATTATGAATGTAGGTGGTATTTCAATCATAGTAAATGAGACAGGGTTAGATAATTTTAAAGTATTGTTGGGTGTAGGATTCCCCAAAGCTGGAATTATTTACGATATGCTTAAAGGAGAAGAATGATGGACTTGGGATTGACAGTAGTTAAAGAACACAAGGATGGTTCAGCCGATGCAATAGTTCGGTTCGATAAAGAAATGCTAGAAGTTTTAGTACAAGAAGGTGTGTTACGTATTCTAGAAAAGTATATTGAGCAAGAGAAGAACGCTAAAGAAGGTGTAAAGCTACGCAAGAAGTTAGCAAAAAAAGAAGAACTTGATACAGATGGGAGATGTTAATGTTTGAATCTTTAATTAAACCACAACCACTAGACAATGATGTTGCGGTGATGAAAATTATTCATCTTTTGGGGCAGTTAACCCCGAACGATATTAAATATGTTTTGGAAATAGTAACTCAAGTAAACAAGGCGGTAGAACATGAGTGAAATGAACGTACTAAAAGAAGCTAATGCCATCATCTACGGCGATAGAGAAAAGACTTACGGACATCCTAGTAAGAACCTAAAGACTATTGCGGTCATGTGGAACGCTTATATAGATGCGTCTTCTGCGGTGGGTGTAATAGATGGAGCAGTAAAGGCAGAGATTAACGCTAAAGATGTTGCCGCTTTGATGATGTTGGTTAAGGTAGCTAGGTTTGCGAACGACCCAAGCCATAGAGATAACCTAGTAGATATTTGTGGGTATGCGGCGCTAGTAGAACGGTGCGATGAAACGGAATAGAGAGTATCGTTGGGCGCAGGTAATGCACCACCTGCAAGGCAATCCAAGAACTATAAGAGAAATTGCTAAGTATATGGATGTAGAGTATCAGATGGTTAGAAAGTATTTATACGAACTACTTGACCAAGACAAAGTAGAAGTGCATGAGGCATATGTAAAGCCGATAAGATATAGGAGGAAGAAATGAACGAAGGCGTAAAGATATTGTTAGAGAGGATGAAGACTAATCCTGATGAGTTTTATGACAAGACTAATGGACTGCACGTAACTACAAGGTGGGGAAGGATTCTTACAGACTATCAATCTTTTCTTGAACCCGAAGATATAAACGCATTAAAAGAAGCTATGAGTAAACTGCACCAAGAACAATTTACCAAATTAGTCATGAAAGAACTACTTGCTCCCGAGGAGGATGACGATATGGGAAAGTGGTTTACAAAGCGAGGGAGCGCTACAGTTTCGGCTACTCCGATTCCCGCAATATCTTCAATAATGATTGAACAAAACGAGCAGTTAAGAGCGCAAGTAAACGCAATGAAAGTAGAGGTGCGTAAAAAGCCTGTCCTAAAAAAGCCACACCAAACCCTATTTGGAAAACTATTTAACTATTCATGAACATAATTACATTGGACTTTGAGACATACTATGCTAAAGACTTCTCGCTCACGAAACTCACTACCGAAGAATATATCCGTGATGATAGGTTTGAGGTCATTGGGGTCGCCGTTAAAGAAAACAATAAAGAAACGAAATGGTTTACGGGTACGCATGGAGAAGTTAGCGATTTTCTGCATACATATGACTGGAGTAATAGCGCTTTGCTCGCTCACAATGCCTCTTTTGATGGCGCTATTCTTAGCTGGAATTTTGGCATACATCCTAAAGCTTTGTTCGATACCCTTTGTATGGCTAGGGCGCTTCATGGAGTGGATGCAGGTGGCAGTCTTTCAGCTTTGGTTGAACGGTATCAACTGGGTCGCAAGGGTACAGAAATATTGGATGCCCTAGGTAAAAAACGTTTAGACTTTACCTCTGAAGACCTAGAGCAGTACGGAAGTTACTGTCGCAACGACGTAGAGTTAACGTGGAAGTTGTTTAATGTTTTACAGCCTGAGTTCCCTGCTAAAGAACTAAAGGTTATTGACATAACTCTAAGGATGTTTACAGACCCCGTACTGGAGTTAAATCTACCCCTACTAGAACAACACTTAGAAGATACTAAGGAACGTAAAGAAGCTTTGCTTGAAGCCTGCCTAGCTGACAAAGATACGCTTATGTCTAATGATAAGTTCGCTGAGATACTTAAATCTCTAAAGGTTGTCCCTCCTACTAAAACATCTTTGAAAACAGGTAAGGAAGCATGGGCGTTTGCTAAGACCGATGAGGGCTTCAAAGAACTGGCATCACATCCTGACGTTCGGGTTCAAGCATTGGTGTCGGCTCGGTTGGGAAACAAGTCTACGCTTGAGGAAACACGCACACAACGGTTCATTGACATAGCTAAGCGAGGAAAGTTACCCGTACCAATCAAATACTATGCGGCTCATACTGGTAGGTGGGGTGGTGACGATAAGATCAACTTACAAAACTTACCTAGTCGTGGGCAACACGGAGGCAAGCTAAAGAAAGCTATTGTTCCCCCTAGTAAGTATGTAATGATTGACTGCGATTCGTCGCAAATTGAGGCACGGATTGTTGCATGGTTATCAGGACAGACAGATTTAGTGGAGGCGTTTGCAAATGGAGAAGATGTATACAAAATCATGGCTTCGGCTATCTATCAAAAGGCAGTTGATGAGGTGTCGGCACACGAACGTTTCGTTGGCAAAACGACAATCTTGGGGGCGGGGTACGGGATGGGTAGTAAGAAATTCCAAGCCCAGCTCAAGACGTTTGGCGTGGACGTTGAAGAGGGGGAAGCCAATCGTATTATCAGGGTATATCGGGAAACTTATGCTCAAATCCCTAAGCTTTGGCAAGAGGCAGGTAGGTGCTTGGAAGCAATCTACACCAATAAACCTGCGCCATTCGGCTTGGAAGGAGTCGTGTCATTCGATCACATAAAGAAAGGCTTTCTATTACCTAGTGGGTTATGGCAACGCTATGAGACGCTTTACCAAGTAACTGATTCTCAAGGAAAAACTCAGTTTGAATACAAGACTAGACGTGGCGCAGTCAAGTTGTATGGTGGAAAAGTGGTGGAGAATCTATGCCAAGCTATTGCACGCTGTGTGATTGCCGAACAAATGGTTAAAATATCTAAACGCTATAAAGTAGTTCTAACGGTACATGATGCGGTAGCCTGCATAGCACCTAAAGTAGAAGCTGAAGAAGCGCAACAGTATGTAGAAGAGTGCATGAAATGGCGACCTGATTGGGCGTACGACCTACCACTTAACTGCGAATCGGGAATTGGAAACAGTTATGGGGAATGCTAGCAGGGGGATGGGTTTTAAAGTCTACGACAAAGACGGATGGCATAGGGCTTGGTTTAACGACATAGATCACTTAATTAGATCAATGCTGGCAAACCCCACAAACATATATCACAGGGTAAATTAGATGATGGACTACGCAGGGTTTTTATTAGAAGCAAGAAAGCACTTGAAGTTATACGAGGATTCTGTTATAACAAGAGACTTCGACGGAGCATACGAACACGCATTAAATACGTTTGCTGAAGTTAGACTATTAATGCAAATTGCGAAAGATTTAAAGGATGCAAAAAAGGGATAGACCTATACAAGCCGACATGACCCAGCAAGAAGTTGCAGATGCTTTGGGTACTACAAGAGCGGCGGTAGCAGACATTGAGAAACGGGCATTACGGAAGCTACGAAACGAATTAACAAAACGTGGCTATACGATGGAAGATTTTTTTACGTGGAAAAAGAAAAGGAACCCAACAATATGATTACATTATCAAATGACCAACGCAATCGTTTAATGAATGCGGCAAGTAGAATAAAAACAGGCGAAAGATATGCGCTAACATTAAATGAAAGTCAAGCAATAGCAGACCGAATTAATGTAGTGTTATACGAACTGCATATAGAAAACCCTATGGCGTTTACAACTAATGCCGTACCTTCTTTAGGGGGTATGGAGTTTACACACAATCGTTATGCAATAAAGAAACGCAAATTTTACGATGAACCTAGAAGTCCTGCGGTAAAGTCATCTGACTATGCAAGCTATGTAAAACCTGCTAAGGAAATACTATGAATGTTAAATGGGCAGAACCTCACCAAATAGAAGATGGTATTGCTTTAGTATGGGGGGTTAAAGAAATTGTCGACACGCTTATGTGGCGGTATCTAGACCATCCAAGGGAAATGACTGAAGATGAAATGTACAACCACTTGCACGCTATCTCAGTATTAATAGATATGCACTGCGAAAAGCTAATGGATACATACTGCAAGGTATATAACCTTAACGAATACGCATCCGATGAAGTTAAAGCTAAAAGGGCAGAGCTACTTAACTCTTTAACTACTCCAACACCCAAGAAAAAAGCCAAGAAAAAATGACGGTTAAATACACTTGGTCGTACTCTTCAATAAATCTTTTTAAACAATGTCCACATAAGTATTATCGCCTTCGGGTGGTAAAGGACATTGTTGAACCTCCAGCAGAGCATTTAAATTATGGGTTGGAAGTGCATAAAGCGGCGGAAGATTACATTGGGAAAGGCATTCCAATCCCTCAGAAATACATCTTTATTAAAGAACACTTGGATAAGCTAAATCTTATCAAAGGCGAAAAGCTTTGCGAATATAGGATGGGGCTTACAAGTAATCTAGAGCCTTGTGGGTTCTTTGATAAAGATGTATGGTGGAGGGGTGTTGCAGATTTGATTATTATCAACGGCGATAAAGCGTATGTCATTGATTATAAAACAGGAAAATCCGCTAAGTATGCGGATACTAAGCAATTAGAACTTTTATCCTGTGCGCTATTTAAACACTTTCCTCACGTCAAAAAGGTCAAAGGTGGGTTATTATTTGTAGTATCCAATGACCTTATCAAAGACAGTTATGAATCGGATAGTGAAGGGGTTTACTGGACTAAATGGTTAGAAGATACCCAACGATTAGAAGCGGCAATCCAAAACAATGTTTGGAATAAGAAACCTAACTTCTCATGTCGTGCATGGTGTTCTATAACCGACTGTGAACACAACGGAAAAAGCCACTGATATGCCATATACCAAAACACCTAGACCTTATGCCCATGAATACGATATGGAAAAGAAACGTGGGGAACACCCTCGCCGAATGGAGCGTCAACGTGCTAGGCGTGAGATAGATAAACGTGACACAGGAACAGTATTAAAGAAATCTCCTAAGCGTAATGGTAAAGATGTATCTCACATAAAAGCTTTAGATAAAGGTGGTAGCAATAAAGATGGAGTAGTACTACAATCAGCATCTAAGAATCGTAGTTTTAAAAGAGATTCAAAAGGTAATTTAGTTTCTGAAGTAAGCGTCAAAGAACGCAAGAAAAAGTAATTGTTGGTGTTGTATGGTCATGAAGTAAGATACGAGTGCTATTGACAGGTTAACTCATTTCCTACATAACCGTATCAGTTGGGGTTGCTAGTTAGATATTTTTCCCTTCACGGGGTATCTTCCCTCCTTGGCAATGACCCAACCGATTAACTCCCGTAAGGAGTTGTTTCAATCAAAACGTGTGTTTTGGTCGTATTCCTATTGGAGAAGAGATTGCAGATCATAGAAAACAAGGCGTTACTACTTAAAGTACGTGACCCAAACCGCATTACTACAGTAATACCAAAGAGTAAAATTTTGGACGATGGTAGGGTGCTAGTCAAGTGGGGGCTAGATGAAGCGCAAGTATTAAAAAACCTTAAATACAAAGACGTGCCATCTCCAATACGCGCTAACTATAAGTGGCCTGGGTTATATAAACCGTTTGACCACCAGCGTACTACTGCTGAATTCCTAACTTTACACCGCCGAGCGTTTTGTTTTAACGAGCAAGGCACAGGCAAGACAGGTTCAGTTATATGGGCGGCAGACTACCTAATGAACATAGGAGTTATCAAACGTGTTTTAGTTTTGTGTCCGTTATCTATCATGCAATCAGCTTGGCAGAACGACCTATTTAGATTTGCTATGCACAGGACGACAGCGATAGCTCATAGCTATTCAAGAGAGAAAAGAATCCAAGCAGTTCAAAGCGACGCTGAGTTTGTTATTTGTAATTACGACGGGCTTGGAATTATTAGGGATACCGTAATAGAAGAAGACTTTGATCTAGTAGTTATTGATGAAGCTAACGCATACAAGACGGTATCTACAACACGTTGGAAAACCCTTAACTCTATCATCAAACCTAAGACTTGGTTATGGATGTTAACAGGCACACCAGCTTCGCAGTCCCCCACCGATGCGTATGGTTTAGCACGGTTAATTAACCCCCAAGGAGTACCAAGATTCTATGGTTCTTTCCGAGACATGGTTATGTACAAGTTAACCCAATTCAAATGGGTTCCAAAACCTAATTCAGAAAAAACAGTCCACACAGTATTGCAACCTGCAATACGTTTCACAAAAGACGAATGCCTAGACCTACCTGACATGACTTACACCACTAGAGATGTACCACTAACTGCACAGCAGGAAAAATACTACGAAATCATCCGTAAAAATATGTTAGCTGTTGCCGCAGGGGAAGAAATAACAACAGTAAATGCCGCCGCAAACTTGAATAAATTACTCCAGCTTTCATGTGGCGCAGTCTATTCGGATAGTGGAGAGGTAGTTGAGTTTGATGCCTCTAATAGAATCAATGAGTTAAAGGAAGTGATTGACGAGGCTAGTCATAAGGTGTTAATATTTGTCCCCTACCGCCACGCCATTGAGATTATTACAGAAGAATTGAAGAGAGCAGGATACACCGCAGAAATTATAAATGGCTCAGTCTCAGCAAGTAATCGCACAGATATATTTGCTCGTTTTCAAAACGACACTAACCCTAAGGTTCTTGTAATACAACCGCAAGCCGCCGCACATGGAGTAACACTAACTGCGGCTAACGTAGTGGTATGGTTTTCCCCTATTACTTCAGTTGAAACTTATCTGCAAGCTAATGCTCGTGTACATAGAGCAGGACAACACAACCCTTGCACAGTAGTTCACTTACAGGGGTCCCCAGTAGAAAAGAAGATGTACAAGATGTTGCAAGGAAAGGTAGATATACATACAAAAATGATTGACCTTTATAAAAATATAATTGAAGATGACTCTTGACAATGTCAATGTTTGGTACTACATTATAGGTATACCGAAAAGGAGAAGAGATGAATAAAGAAGCATCAGCAGACAAGCTAGTAAAAATCTATGTAAAGATTCGTGATGAACGTTATGCCCTTGAGAAACAAGTCAGAGAACTTGAAGAACAAGAGGAAATAATTAAAAGCGAATTAGCAAACATCTGCAAAGAAGTAGGTACTGATGGGTTAAAGACTTCATTTGGTACAGTTAGCAGAACATTAAAGAAACGTTATTGGACAAGTGATTGGCAATCTTTTTATAATTTTATTAAAGAGCATGATGCCTTTCACTTTCTACATCAAAGAATTTCGGACACTAATGTGCAAACATTTTTAGAAGAGAACCCCGATTTGCACCCGCCGGGGCTTCAAGCGGATGCGGCTTACACAGTACGAGTAACACGATCTAGAAAATAGGAGAAGATGATGAGCAAAGAACTTGCTATGTTGGACATGAGTTTACCAGCGCACTTACAGTCGCTGGAGTTGGACGATACTACTAAAGCCCTTATGGGTAGTGGTGGTGGCGGTAGTAAACGTATTTCTATTGAGGGCGGTGTATGGCGCTTGTTAGTAAACGGAAAAGAAATTGCGCAGAAAGAAGAACGCAATCTTAATGTGGTGGTTGTTGCGGCTTCCTCAAAGGTCGCTCGTACTTACTACGCTGGTACATACAAGAAGGGTGTATCCGCACCTCCTGATTGCTGGTCTGCTAACGGCGACTATCCTGATAAATCTGTTGAAGCACCACAGTCTACTGGATGCGCTAATTGCCCACAGAACATTAAAGGTTCAGGGCAAGGTGAAGGTCGTGCTTGTCGCTTTAGCCAACGTATTGCAGTAGTTTTGGATAATGATATTGGTGGAGATGTATTCCAATTAGTTCTTCCTTCTACTTCGATCTTTGGTGAGGGTGAAGCTGGTAAATGGCCTTTGCAGATGTACGCTAAGATGATCGGTGCTAAGGGTGTTCCTATTACTGCGGTTGTAACTGAGATGCGTTTTGATACTGCAAGTTCTACACCTAAGATTACATTCAAGCCAGTACGCTTCTTAGAAACTAATGAAATTTCTACGGCTATTGACCAAGGTAAGAGTACTGAAGCTATCAAAGCAATTACTATGACGGTTGCTAAACCTAAGGATGATACCCCTGCATTAGAAGCTCCAGCTAAGTCTAAATCTGCTGACCCTGAAGAAGTAACCAAGGTAGAAAAAGAAGCTGAAGCTTTAGAGCCGACTAAACGTACTACCAAGAAAGAAGAACCTGCCGCTAAGAAAGATTTAAGTAAGATTCTTTCTGACTGGGATGATGAGGAGTAATCATGTCTAAAGGATATGCGAGTAGCTTTATCAATGAGGTAAATGCTTCGGACAAATCCAAGATAGGGGTACAGCTAGGACTTGCTTGCACTAAACGGGATATTCCTGTAACTGATGTGTCTGAATTTTTTAGCGTATCCCGCATGACGGTGTACTCTTGGTTTCGTGGCAAAACTAATGTCCCTGAGAAGCATTGGGACAAGATGCAAAAACTTGTTGGTAAATTGAAATAGTTGTGTGGGGGGCTAGGTTAGCTACCGAAAAGGATATACCGCCGTCTATCCCTGCCCATCCCTTTTTATAATGACGGCTAAAGGCGGCTATGTTAAATACAAATGATTTTCTATCCGTATTACTTCCTGATACAGGGTCGTATTGCGTGGTGGGATTAAAGAAAGATGAAAGCCCAAGACAAAAGTTTGTGGGAAGTATCGCAGAAGTATGTAGACTATCGGAACAATTAGTTAACGATGGGTATAACTCCTATTTTGCTTTAGCTTCATTCACCGATCCCAAAGAAGGCAGGACTGCCAAGAATGCACAAGCATTAAAGTCTTTCTTTATTGATATTGATTGTGGTGTGGGTAAACCCTATGCTGACCAAGCTGAGGGCATGAATGCGCTTAAAGAGTTTATCAAAAATACAAAGCTACCTAAACCTACAGTAGTTAATTCAGGCAACGGTATCCACGCATATTGGGGGCTACAGGCGGCTTTGCCAAGCGAGGAATGGAAACCCCTAGCTGAGAAATTAAAAGCGCTTTGCGCTATGCACAAGCTTGCGGCAGACGCATCCGTTACTGCGGATACAGCACGGGTACTGCGTATTCCAAATACTCTTAACTTTAAAGACCCACAAAACCCAGTCCCAGTAGAAATGTTACTTACCGGTCCCCTGGTGGATAAGAGTGTTATAGAAGATGTTTTAAATATACCTTTTGATGGCGAAGATATTTTTGCTGGTATGACTGGCAAGCCTTTTGTACCTCGTCAGATGGACACAATGACCCTAGCTTTAATGGGTAACAACATTTCCCGTTTTAAAACAATTATGATTAAGAGCGCTAAGGGTACAGGTTGCCCACAACTTTTACACATATACGAAAATCAAGAGACAATAGATGAGCCTCTTTGGAGAGGAGGGCTAAGTATTGCCAACGCCTGTGTGGATAGAGATAAAGCCATCCATACCCTATCTAATAAGCACCCCGATTATTCTGCTCAAGCTACTGAAAAGAAAGCAAGTCAGACAACAGGTCCTTATACCTGCTCTACATTTAAAAAGCTAAATCCAACACCGTGTCAAGGATGTCCTCACAACATTACTTCTCCTATCCAATTAGGTAAAGAGTTTGCTGAAGCTAAAAAAGAAGATAACGTAGTAGAAATTCCAGCCGAAGAAGGCGAAGCGCCTACCATATATCAAATTCCTAAATTCCCATTCCCATACACACGGGGTGCGGCAGGTGGTATATACACCAAGTTGAAGAACGAAGATGGCGACGAAGAGATGACGTTGGTTTACCCGTATGACTTTTATGCAGTTAAGCGTATGCACGACCCCGACAGAGGAGAAAGCGTTTTGCTACGCTTGCATTTACCAAAGGACGGAGTTAAAGAATTCATTATGCCTTTGACTGACGTACTGGCTATGGAAAGATTTAGAGACACCGTTGGCAAACACGGAGTAGCAATACTAGGTAAGAAAGTAAACATACTTATGGCATACATAACTAGATGGGTGGAAGAACTACAAGCCTCTACAGAAGCAGAACTAGCACGCAAGCAATTTGGTTGGCTACCTGACGACTCGGGTTTTATTATTGGCGACAAAGAAATTACGTCTACTGAAATTAAATACAGCCCCCCTACCGCTACAACTATTGAACTTGTACCAATGTTCAGGGAGAAAGGTGACTTCCACGTTTGGAAAGATGTTATCAATGCGTATGCTAGAGAGGAGATGGAGGCTAAAGCTTTTGCTTTCTTTATGGGTTTTGGCAACGTGTTATTAAAGTTTACTAACCTAAAGGGTTATTTACTTAGCCTTAAATCGCAGGGGTCAGGATCAGGAAAGACTACAGTACTGCACACCATTGGTAGTATTTACGGGCATCCCGAAGATAGTTTTATGCGGGTTAAAGATACGTACAATCAGAAGCTACAACGCATTGGTACATTTCAAAACATCCCTATTTTGTTTGACGAGATGACAAACATGGATCCCCAGCAGAAGTCTAACTTGGCTTACGATATTACTGAGGGACGTGCTAAGAACCGTATGCAGTCTCAGAACAATGCAGAGCGCCTTAACCATACCAAGTGGGCAACAGGATTAATTACAACATCTAATCGCTCCTTGCGTGATGACTTACTTTCTATCAAGGCTTTTCCTGAAGGCGAGCTAATGCGTATGATGGAGTTACATATCTTTAACGACGTCAATGATGATCCTGTATGGGCAAGGCAACACTTTAGTCGGCTACATACTAACTACGGACACGCTATCTTTCCATTTATGCAATACGTAGTTTCACATCTACCCGAGGTTATTAAGTTCTTAGGCGACGTGCAGATAAAAATTGAAAAAGCCGCCGATATTAAATCACAAGAACGGTATTGGTCAGCTATGTCGGCAATCGCTATCACAGGCGGAATTATTGCTAAGAATCTAGGACTGCACAATATCGACCACAAACCTGTAATGGCTTATATTATTAAACATATTAAAGAATCTAGGGCGCAAAACAAACAGATGGTATCTGAAAATAGCGACTTCCTTAGCGGCTTTATACAGCGTAAGTTCCACGAGGTGTTGGTTATTAACGGCAAGAAAGACCACAAAACAGGCTTGGAGACAGGTCCGATTAGAGAACCAAGGGGCGCATTAACCGCACGCTACGAACCCGATACAAAGCTTTTATACGTGGTTGCCAAGGAGTACCGTGCTGAGTGTAATAAATCCCAGTTAAACTTTGACGAATCGTTGGCTATGCACAAGAAGAGTGGTGCTTTTTTAGGTCAGAAACGCAAGCGTATGACTTCAGGTACTATTGTAGATACCAATCTAAATGCACCAGCCTTAGTGTTTGATGCTACCAAGCTGGAGTTCTTTAGGGAAGAAGCTTTACTAAATGTTGAAAATATTAAATCAGATATTCTTGATCCCTTGGAAGAGGCTTGAACCTGAGCAGTCTGTATTCATCCCTTGTTTAGACCGTAAGGCGCATGAAAAAGACCTACTGGAGGAAGCAGAAAGGCTGGGGATTGAGGTTAAATGCAAACAAGTTGTAGAAAATGGGAAATATGGCTTGCGCTTATGGAGAGTTAAGTGATATAGTTACATCACTCTTCTCCTCGATCCCACATTGAGGACTTAATCCCGCTTCGGCGGGATCCTTTTTAGTAGCCAGCCATCCGTCGTAACTGATTTACGTTACCAAGCATTTTCTTTTCCATCTGACGGATACGCTCAATCTCTTGACCTTTTTTCTCTGCGTCCATCCTAGACTCAGGGGCTTCAATAACGTCTCTTTCGTACGCACGTAACTCAGATAGTTGCCTATTGATATTGTTTACTTGGTCTTTAGTTTTGAGAAGGTCTACTCGTTTACTCTCAAATTCTCGGTACTCTTCCACCGTGCCGTGTTTCTCAATATCCCTTAAAGTATTAACCGCCTTAGAAACTTCATCACGAAGCTCATAGTAATCATTTTTATCGGCATTGCCATACTCTTTAGCAACAAACGCACTTAAACCAGGGGTACTAGCAATCGCATCTTGCCAACTCTTTTCAGGTCTAGGTTGGTCACTAACACCATTTACCAATCCGTTTGTCAAATGTAAAAGTAAACCGCCAGTAGTGCCTGTAACCCCTTTAATTATATGGTCTACGTTTACGGGGGCAATTAATCCCGAACTACCAATAAATTTACCTAATTCAGAAGTGCTAGTTGTATATTGTTTTTCAGTTTCTAAACCTGCCAAGTGTTGACCAATAATAGAACGACCTGTAAAGAAGTTGTAGTTTGTGCCTACTTCTAAGAAAGGTTTAAATACTTGTGGTACAACAGTAGGGCTAAGTACTGCTTCGGCTAATGCACTGCTCATAGCACGGCGAATCTTTTTATCATCAGTAAATGAGTTATCAGTCATACCCAAGTAGGTATATTCAGCAATAAGTTTAGGCATTAAAGTTAAGTCACTACGCAATGGCAACATGAAGGCTGTACCTGGAATCAACAAGTGACGATCACGGATACTTGGATCCATCTTTTGGTAATCTTCATCATCTGCACTTAATGCGGCATACATAAATGCCAAAGCACCAATCTTTAATGCGTTAGAAGCAAGGATACGATGCGCTTCTTTCTTTTGTTGCGGCGCAATACCTTTACCTGATAGGGTCTTGTAGATCACGTTTTGAGCTTGTAAATACGCACCAAAGAACGGTACTACCTGACGTAACATTTGAATGTTGCCTGACGCACCAGCACGTTTAAAGTTAATAATTTCAAACGCACGCTCAACCGCTAATGCTTTATCCCCTGTTTCTTTTAGGGTCATGTTGTAAACCGCCTGACGTACCGCATTATCAGAAGCCATAGCAAAGTTTTCAAGCGCCCGCATAAACGCACCTGACTTAGTATCTTTCTTTAAGCCAGCCAAAATCTCAGCGTTTTCCCTAATAAACGTAGCCGAGTAATCACGCACCCCAACCGCACCATACTTAGTCAATTCAGTAGCAGCCGCACTTTTACCTCGTAGGGTTTTAGTAAACTCTTTAGCTACTTCTAAAGGTAACAACCAAGGATGCTTTAGTCCTGATGTAAGCATTGCACCAAACGAGTCTTGGGAAAGCTGGCTAATAGAGAACAAAGGCATCAACACGATATTTTTACGTAAAATATTTGAGGCAGCAGAAGCAACACCAAAATGAGGAATAGCGGCAGACTCTATACCCGTAAAGGCATAAACAAACAATGGGTCTTTAAACTCTACTTTTTGGCGTTGACCATCTACCCATAAGTCAATAGTATTTTGTTCACGATGCACAGTCTCGTCTTGACGTAAATCTTTAACTTCGTCAGGAAATAGTTTTTTAGCTGTATCGTACAGGTTTAATGCACTACGGTTCTTTACCGCACGAGCTACGGTATAACTAGTCCAACGTTCCATGTTATCAAAAATGTTGGCAACTTCTTGTTCACTACCTTTAATTTTAAAACCTTTAGCAAAATCAATCAAACCACGACCATACTCTTTAGGACCTGCTCTTTGTGCTAATTGCTCAACACGGTAGAACGGCACGTAGTCCATAATATCTAATAGTTCTTTTGCTTGGTCTTTGTTGTATAACCCGCTTTGAACTGCTATGTCCATTGTATTTTTACGAACGGCGTTCCAACTCTTTTGCACGTCACGTAATTCAGGAAGCATTTCAAAGAACTTAAGCCCAGCTTCAATTTGCTCAGGAGTCATGTGGCTATATATTTCACGATCTGATTTTGCTAACCCTTTTAAACGCTCTGCAACAAATGCTTGTTGTGCATAGTTAGTAACTTTTTCTGTAGATAACCCGTTATTTTTAGCGATGTCTGCTAGCTTACTAACAATCCCTGCCCAGCTATCATCAGCTTTTTCTGCTCTCCACTTATAGGCTTTAGGGTCATACTTAAGAGAACCATGCTGTAAAAACTGCATTGCAACTGCATCTGCGTGGGTAGCTTGGGAAGTGCTTACCTCAAACATCATTTGTTTAACGGTTTCCCAATTAGTTTTGTTGCTTTCTAATTCTTTACGTATAGCGTTATTCAACGCAGAATCTGCGGAGAATAGCATTGTCTCTGCGGTGTTTAGGAACTTATTAACTGCAGACTTAGCGGCTTGCCTACTCTTTGTAGAGTCTTTAATAGTTTGAAAAGCCCCTGTTTCTTCAGTAGGCTTGGCACGTCTATTGGCTCCAGTAGCTTCATAAAGCGCATCTAGTGACGCTGCTTGAAGTAAAAAAGCTGGCTTGCCCGTACGGGTTGTAGATTGCCCTTGTTCTGCCGCTGTTGTAGTTAGGTTTAGAAGTTCTGTTAGTGCGTTATCAGGTTTAAGTCCAAGAATTTTAGCAATGCTTTGAACAAACTTATTCCATGCAGTTGTATTCTCATACTTAATATTAGATAGTTCTTTTTGAAACAATGGGTTAGACAAACCTTCAGAAACAAACTCATCTAAACTAGATAACCCATAGGCGTCTTTATCACTAAACTTACCAAGTACATGTTGGTATAGCTTGTCCAGTGCTTTATACGTAGGGGTATTTTTTGCTCTAGGGCTAGATACAAAGTCGTGGGAAATAGCATGAGTTAATTCATGTGCAAGCACATCTTCATACTTACCAAAATACTCGTCAATATAAATAGTGTTTGTTTCAGGGTCATACAGTCCAGGAATAGCTTCTACTTCAACTGGAGTACCAGCCGCATATCTATTTGATTCTTCATACCCTTCAAGCATTGCTTCTTGTTCAGCAACATACTTGTAAAACGCATCTTTTTCAAACAAGGCATTATTAGAAAACAACGTGTTTGAAAGTGATTGGTCAGACTTTACGTCAGGAGTTAATCCTTTAGGGAATTGAATAATACCTTCAACCGCTTTGCTTACAGTCATACCCGAATCTACTCTACGTTTAGCTTCACGCAGTGCATCAATATTGGCAATGGTAATCTTAGCGGAATCAACACCTTCTTTAAACTTACTAAACTTCTTTTCAATTTTGGTGCTATCTACGGCTACCTTTAAACCTTTTACGTTTCTAGCTATGCTAGCAATTTGACGGTAGATTGGGCTTTTACTTTTACCCAACGCATCTAACACACCTTTAATATCGCCAGCTTTAGCAGCAGTCATCATCTTATTATTGACCGCACCTTTTAGACGATGTCCTCCTACGCTAGCAACATACCCCATACGGCGGGCAAATTCTTTATTTTGTTGTAGAGGAGTACCGCTAATAGGACCAACTTTAGTAGTTTTTTCTTTAGGTTTTTTAGCAGGTTTTACGGCAGGTGCGCCTTCCTCCTCTTCAAGAGTACCTTCAAAGGCTTTACGTCTTGCCACTTCTTCATTTTGCTTTTTAGCATAAGCACTACCACGACGGGTATACTTTTCTAATTCTTTAGTGCGCTCAGCTACATAAGCTTTTTGTTCTTCAGATAACCCACGATACGCACGGTTAGCATCTTTACTATTTTCTTTAGCGTGCATATCCCCAGCAAGGGCATCAAGGGCTTTAGCCCCTATGTAGTTTGCTTTTTCTAGGTAGTTGCCAATTGCTTCTCTATACTCTTTAGCTTGACGAGGGTTAAGTTTTACAGACGGTTCTTGAATGTCGGGGTTGTATGCTTTTACAGGAGCATTTCTTTGGGCAACTGTTTGAGCCGCTTTTTCTTCTAGTGTTAAAGGTTGTTGTCCTAATGCACGCTGGACTGGTGCCGCTCCTCCAATAGGTTGTCCAACATCATTCCCAACAGGAACCATTCCTCGTCGTTTAGATTGGTCAATTCCGGGGGTGGTTCCAAATCCGTCGCTAGGCACTCGAACGCTTGACTCACTTGGTCCGCTGACAGCTGTAGGAGTCTCCCTAGCACTTTGCTGGTTGAAAGCTGATTGTTCATCTTGTAACTCCTGTCGAATTAAATCTTGCTCTTCCTGAGATAATACCTCTTCCGCCGTAGGTTTTAAAGGTTTCATGCGGCGCTTAGGCTTAACTACTTCTTGCGCTACCGCTTCTGGTGCTACTTGTTGTTCTACAACAGCTTTTGGTTTTCTTTCACGTTTCTTAGGTTCAGGGATACTAAACTCAGGACGCTCTAAAAAGCCAGTAACGCCTTCAATAATTTTAACGCCACGATCCCCACCAGCATAATCTTCTAGAATAGTTTTAACTTCTTTTGCTACTTTAGGGTCACTTAAATCTTTGCCTAGTAACTGGTTTCTTAATTTTTTATTGGTAGCCCCAATGTTCATAGCTTTAAAATCAGCTTCTGTAATTGGACGACCAGCTTCCATAACACCTTGTGCATTAGGTTCAGCGTATGTAAATGCAGATTCTCTAGCTTTTAATTCGTCTTGGCGGGTAATAGCTGCTTCTCGTTTTGCTGCGGCATTCTGTGCAGATTGTTCTGCTTTAGCTTTTGAAGCTTCAACGTCAGCTAATAGTTCGTTGTATGCGTCAGACTGAGTAAACCTATCTCCAAGTCTTTCACGCATAATGCGCATCTCTGTATCTTTTTGTTCAGTTTCATAGGCATCACGGCGTGCTTGGTCTATTGCTGCTACCGCATCTTCCTGTGCTTTAATTGTGTCTTGCTTAAACTGCTCAATGTCGGCTATAGCTTGTAGTCTTTGGTCTTCTCTACCACCTGTAACCATGCCGGATACACCACCAAATAGACCACCACCCAATGCACCCATACCTGCTGCTGCACCAACACCTTTAGTTAAACTAAGTTCAGGGTTAATTTCTTGTAAGCCTACGTTAGATATAAACTTACCGCCACCTTCTTCTAGTCCTTCAGATGCTGCTTCACCTACAAAACCTCTAGTAAACCCACCAACGCCAGGCATACCTTTACCAGCAAGGGCACGTTCAATAGTTGCACCGCCAGGAAGTCTAGCTGCTCCTAAAGATAGAAACGATGCTTCAATAGCGGCAACACGTCCTTTAGCTAAGGCAATACCCGTAGCTTCCTCATCGGGCATATCAGGGTTTTGTTTTTTAAGTTCTTTAAATGCGGCTACATAAGTATCTGAACCAACATCGGCACCTTGCATTGCAGCACCTGTACCAATAGCGCCACGAACACCAGCTTTACCAAGAGCTTCTTCAGTAGCACCAACCATCAATGCTTTAGTAGTACCACGAGCAATTAGACCACCGCCCCATGAGCCAAGTAAGTTAGGTACTTGTTCTGCAAAAAACGATGTCAACAAAGCTGGGTCTTTAACCGTTTCTTTAATGGCTGTACCAAACTCAGCCAACATACCATCAGCCTTTTCAATCTTTTGCGCCCGTACAAATTCTTTACCTCTAAGAATAGGCGATTTAGATTCTTGTCCAAACTGTTCTAGTTGTTTACCTAAACCTTGTAGTCCAGTATCAGAGTCTTCAGCTTTAGTTATTCCAGCTAGTTGAGAAATCTGTCCGGGTATCTGTGCAAGTTGCCCAACACCACTAACTAAACTTGCTCCAACGTCAGTAATAGCTTCGCCAAAACCACGTTTTTGTTTAGCGGCTAAATCAGGGAAAGCTTCTAGGATTCTTTTTTTCGCATCTAATTGAGATACGTCGTCTGGAATACCTTCAACAATTCTTCCGTCAGGAAGTTGAACGTTATACGGCATTACAATTCCTTATGATTTTGGAGGTGCGCCTAAAGCATTAAACTGATAAACAGTAGGTGCAGGAGGGCCACCGCCACCACCTAAAACTAAACCTTGCGCTAACTGCCATAGTTCCTCTGCAGATTTTCCGTAGTATGGGCTACCCATTTTAGCGGATTCTTTTAATAACCCTGAGTGCATTTTTCCAATAGCGGCTAGATTTGCTTTGTCCATAGCAGTCTCACTAGCATTGCCAAGATTAGCGCCTTTTGATTTAAGGAATTCTCCGTAAGCTCCGTAGTAACCGCCTTTGTCTTCGGCTTCTTTTCTCATGATTGCAAGCTTTTCAGTTTCACGAGCAGCGTCTTCTTTCTTCATACCAAGAGCCATGAGTTCTTTGATGTTGTCACGGTCTTCTTTTCTGTATCCAGCTTTATCTTGTGCATAACCTTTAGCCGCTGCCATAGCACCTTGACCAATATTAGTAAGTGCGTGCTGTGAAGTACCACCCATAATGCCAAGACCTGCTTCAAGTAAACGCATATACTTATCTTGCTGACGGTCTACTTTACCTTGAGCCGCATTTTCTAAAAGCATTTTTTCGTACTCAGCATACTTGTCTTGTTTAGGTTCTTTTGTCTTACCTTCAGAATCAAGATCCGCTTTAGTTGTAGCAGCCATTCTTCCTTTTTCACCAACAGTAGGCAAAGTCCTATTACCTGTTTCTGCACCTATCTTCTTAGCAAGTGCTTCCGCTTTAAAGAGTTTTTCTTCATCAGTGCCACTAGTTCCTTCAGCAGGCATCATCTTTCTAACTTGTTCGGAAGTAGTAGGAATTGCAGCTTTACGTTTTGCTTCTTCTACAGCTGCAACGTCACGGGCAGTATCTTCAGGACGGTTAACAAACATCGGACGTTGCCCTGTACGGGCTTCTTTACCCATGTTGTAAGTTACAGCTTGCTCTCCAGGAGATTGTTTCATAAACCTGCTCCAAGGATCCATAATGCCTTGCTTAACTGCACGATAACTGCTTTGTACTGGATCCCAATTTCTAAGTTTTGCTAATTCACCTAAACCAAAATCACCAGACACGGCTTCTTGGTTACGTAAAACACGTTGCATATATTCATTGTTAGCATATGGGTCTTCTACGTCACTACGTTTATCACCAGAAAACGCAACAATACCACCACCAGCATAGTCATCTACATAGCCGCCATCATCAAACGCAACAATACCACCACCAGCCATGCTTTCTCCATCCATACCGCTAGGCAAAGCGGCTAGACCTTGAGTACGCTGCATAGTAGGTAAACCAGCCATTTGTTGTGGCATAGGTTGAGGCATTTGTTGCATGAGTTGAGGCGTCATCGCCCCTACTAAATCTTCTTTAACCGTTTGTACAGGACCAGCTATGCCAGAAGGCGTTACCGCACTTTGACGTTTTTTAATTTCTGCTAAAGCTAAAAACTCTGGAACTCTAGGATTTGTGCCCTGTGCATATTGCGCTAATTTGTCAATTTTAACTGCAGGATCTGCTAAGTATTTTGCAATTTGAGCATACTCGTGCATAGGATTATTAATTATGCTTCTCATGATTTTTTACCCATTAATCTGTTTAACTCAAGTGCAGCTAAACCACTACCTTTTTTCTCTTTAATCTGACCGCCTTCTTTCTTAGCCATACCGTACATTGCTGCACCAGTTAAACCAAGACCAGACAACTGAGATAATTGATTAGGGGCTGCTTGATACTGTTGAGTAGTAGCCTGTTGTAATGGAAGACCACGCAACATAGCATTCATCATACCCAATTGCATAAACGGATACTGTTGAGCCGTAGCGTAATCTTGAATAGACTGGTTAATTTTCTGCTGCTCTTGTTGTTGCATTGCAGCGCCAATTTGAGATTGAGTACCAATAATACCCTGTTGAGCATTTTGTTGGGCAGTACCTAACTGACCTAATGTAGCTCCAGCTTGACCAGCTTGACCGTAACCTTGAAGCGCTGCTTGCTGCCCTTGTAACCCAAGTTGAGCGCCAAACTGTTGTTGCTGTTGGGCATTTTGAAATGCGTTTTGTGTACCAGTAGCTTGGATACCTTGTAACTGTGTATTTAAATTACGTTGTGCTTCAGCGTTTTCAATAGCTTGACGGCTACCACCAAATGCACCTTTAGCTGTAGCTTGTGCTTGTCTCATTGGTTGAGCAATTTGATAATCACGTAACGCAGATTGTTTTTGGTAGTCAACCACGTTCTGCATGTAAGGCGACATGTAATTTTGCATTGCCGTTGGATCTTGTGCTTGTTGTGCATATTGTTGTCCTGCACCAGCAGCTTGTCCTGCAACTCCTAATGAACCTATACCTGCCATACCAGCTAAACCGGAACCAGCATTAAACTGACCTGGCATTTGCATGTTATACGCTTGGTTTTGAGCAGACGTTTGCAGTGGTGAAAACCCTGCTACATAATCATCTGGATTGGAACTATACGCTTTGTATGGGCGAAACGAAGTCATGTCGTCGTTATAAATCTGCGTTTGTGCAGACTGCAACATGTTTTCTACATAGGGGCGTGCGTATTCAGGAACGTTAGAGGTTTGTGAATAAGTTTGTGTGGGGGGAGATTGCCCACCACCACCCATAAAAGGAGTACGTGTACCCTCGTGGGTCCAACCGCTGTGTTTGCTTCTTAATATGCTCATATCTTAGCCTCTACAATCCTGTAGCGTTCTTTAAACCCATATCTAGTCCACAAACGTGCAATAGATTCTCTAGCGGCACCTTGAATCTTAGTAGCGCCATAACTCTTTAGTAGAACAGTTAACTGCTCATATGTATCTTTACTACTAATTAACTTACCACCAATAGCAGTAACAAACCCAATTCTATCGTTAGGCATATTAATAAAACTAACTGCTGCTGCCCCGTGTACACTGTTTTCTTCATCTACCGCCACCAAAAGTAACCATTCGCCTTTAGATAACAAACCTTTTATTTGGTCTAAGGTATAGTCATCACCACCCCATTTTAACGCATCAACAAAAAAATGCTCAACTAAAGGCCAAGTTTGGTGGAAAAAGTTAATTGAAACAGATTTAACCGTTAAGTTCATTCGCCACCATAAGTAGGTTGTGGATTTGCTGCTGCTTGCCTCGCCGTTTCTTCCGCTGCTTGACTTTGTTGTAACGATACGCTTGGGGCTACTCTATTTAAATTAGCACCAATTCCCGACATATCTGGTCTATAAGAATTTCCGTATGAAGGCATTTGCTGCATTGGTTGCTGGTAAAACTGATCCATACTATTAAACTGTTGTGAAATAGGGGCGTATTGACTAGCCATGCTTTGATAAAGCGCTTCTAAACCCATATCCTGTACCGTTTGTTTTGGAGCTTGTTCTAATGGGGTTTGTTGTGAATTCTGCTGCATTGGGCTATAGGTAGGCGTGTAACGATTTGCCGTTGGGCTATTTGTTTTAGACCCATAAGCCGGCATAGACGCATCTCTACCAGCTCCTGTTTGGTTAGCCATTTGCCCCATTGCTTGGCTTAATACTCCGCCGCTCCCGCTCATCCCGCTCATACTGGTAACGCCTTAGCTGCTTTAGAATTAACTGCAAATTTACCTTTACCCATAGACTTTTTACGTTTGGCTTGCACTCGATCCATCATTGCATAAAGACGTTTAGCACCTGCATCTGTAGAACCATTACCTAGTTCAGACACAATACGAGCTGGAATTACAAATTCACCATCCGCAAGACGGGCAGGTTGATGACTCCCTATAGTAGCAGGAATGTTATCTGATACGCCATCTCCAGGACCTCTAAGTAAACGACCACCATCTGAATAACTACCTAAGTTAGCAATGCCTCCCCCTGCCATCATAATTCCACCTTCAGCCGCATAGGTTGGGTATTTTGCTTTGTAGTAAGGATTTGGTTGTATTGGTTCTTGCGCACGGAAATTAGGAGATATACGCTTAAGGTAGTTGCCATCGTCAGACGTATCTTCTACCGGCATTGTTTTTTGTTGTGGGTTCATAGCAGCTAAAATACCAGCCCCAGCTGTTGTATATCCAGCTTTTTCCATTGGTGTTTGTTTAGACCACCAGCTTGAATTAGGGTCTGCTTTTGCTGCAGCTACTGCATCTGCTTGCTGTTTAAGAATTCTATCCCCAGCGTTCATTGGGGTATTAGGTTGGGCGGGAGCGGATGCAAGGTTTTCTCCTGGTACTTTAGCGAACGGATCAAATGTGTTTGTTTGCCCTGATAGTTCTGGACGTCCAGAACCTGCAATCATTTGGTCAACTGTTAATCCACTACCTTGCGGAGGTACAGACGCATTTGGGGTTAAAGCATTTATTCCGGGTTGTGTAGGAGCACCGGGAAGTTGAGGAGCTTGTCCAACAGGAACATTGCCAGAACCAGGTCCAACACCACCAAACGGTACATTTGCTGCTCCAGTTAGCGGGTCAATTGGAGCGCCTGTAGATGGAGCTACGGTAAGGGCGTTAGTACCTACTTCGGTGCTTGCAGTTAAAGCGGCATTAGGGTCAGCACCAGCACCTAACCCACTAAGGCCACCACCAATAGCGCCTGTTATACCACCAGTAAGAGCTGCTTTACCTACGTCACCACCTTGTATAGCTGCACTACCACCCGAAATAAGGGCACCAGCACCAGCACCAGCAAGGATACCAGCAGAAGTAGCACCCATACCAGCACTCATTAACATAGGTGCCGCAGCCCCAGCCGTAAAGTAAGTAGCTGCAGCCATAGCCACAATAGGCAAGACCTGTTCTAAAAAGCCAGCTTCATACAGTCCTGTTTCAGGGTTACGAGTTAAACTACCACCATGTGCCTTAGCTAAAGCTTCAAGACCACCAACCTCATGGGGGGTCATATGCACTAGGACGGAGTCTTTGCCTCGACCCCTATTTTCTAGGTTTTTTGCTATGTGGTGTAGGCTCATACTTGCCCCTTGGGAATAGATTTGGTTGATTTTAACATTAATATTGCGCCGATACAAAGGTCATTGTTGCGATTACCGATGGTGTAGCAGGTTTAGTAGGGCTACCGCTGGCGGGAAGATAGGGGACAGTAACATCTGTGCCGTTTGAAGTTGACCACATTACTTGCACATAATCGCCAACTGCCAAAGAAACATAAAAATTCCAACCAAAAACACCATGATTTGGGTCTCCAGGACCTTTTCTTGCTAATAAACCAATAAGACTATTTGATACTGGGATATCGGCTAAAGTAGCTGTTGCTGCTGTATATTGTCTAAACCATACATATACGTCTTCTGTAGCACTAGAAAGGCTTTTAACTTGAATACTAAACTGAAGGTTATAAAGGGCCGCATAGTCAGGAGTTATTCTAGAATTGCTGACAATAGAAAACCCATTGGCAAAATCAGTAGTATTAAAAGTAAATGCGGTAGCCGTATTTGATGCCGCTGTTTGGGTTTGAGTGCTAGAAAATGCACCATAAGGGAAAGTAAGCGAACCACCACCAGAACCGTTTAAAAGACTTGCCCCAAAGTTATCTATCTGGTTAAAGTACAAACGTAGTACGTTGGAGTATTGGTCAAAGTAGTTAGCGTTATACCCTTGTATTGGAGCGTTGGGTAAGTTGGGTGCCTTTGAAGGGCGAATTGGTGCGGATCTATTAAGTGCCATTATCTGCGTCCGTCTGGTCTTATATCAATACGTGGATAACCCATTTGCCAAGCAACACCTAACCCAGTAGATTCAATTCTAAATGCCATCTGCCTACCTCTAATCCGAGTATAGACCTGCCCAGTAAATTGTTGCACCGCATAAGTTTTTTGAGCTGTGTAGTTTTGTGTGCTTGCTACTCCAGGAGCATTAGGCGTTCCATAAGCTGTTCCTGCGTTAACACGAGGCAATACCACCATAGTAACTTCTGGTAAATTTGCACTAGAACCGTTAAAAGTCAAGTCTGGTAATATGCGCCAGACAAACCCAAAGTTATATCCATCACCAATATCAAAATCAGAGGACTGTATATACGACACAATAGGCTCAGGGGTTAATCCTGATACATCATCAACACCATTTTCATGATAAAGAATTCGGTAATTAACAGTATCAGCGCCCATTGGAAATGTACGTAAACCTGAGTCTAACCACGCAGTGCGGCTCATAGTGCCATAAGCCCAGACATCATCTAGATAATCGTAAATAATGTAGCGATCAATAGTGTTGCTGTCAGCAGAACAATAAAACCACCAAATTTCGTTATACCCTTCAATAGAGCCAGCAAATACTTGGAAGTTTTGATTTTGATTAATATCTTGATAGACGTATTGACGCAGTGCACATGGTAAAGTTTCTACACGTCCGTTATAACGATAAAATTTATCCGTACCCATCCAGTAAGTTACGTTATTAACCGTGATAGACGCATTTGGTCCCATGATAGATATGTTGTCTTGTAATAATTGAAAACCCCAAATATAAGGAGGTCCAAGGTATTGCATGGAGTAAAGTGCAGCATCAGACCAAACCAATATCTCTTGACGGGTTGAACGTGCGCATACAATAAAAGAACCAATATTAAGGCGGTATTCACCAGACTGGTTTGTTATTGCTGGTACCCACTCATACGGGTTTTCTTGATCTGACCAACGAACTAATAGCGGATCAAAAGCATTATTAGCATTTGCAGGGTCGTACGGATTAGCGCCAAAAGCTACAACAAAACGTTGAATTGCTGAACCAATAATTTGGTTGGTGCTATTAGGTACAAACTGTCCTGAGTACCCCGCTGCGGTTGATTCTACTGATAACTGCTGTGCTCTAGTACCAAGCCCTCCAACAGCGCCACTTGGATATGTTTGACCTGTTGGTACCCAGTAATAAATTTCACCCCCACGAGGAGCAAGAACCAAGTCCTGACCAAAGTTGTCGTTAGTCCATAAGCGTAATTGCTGTGCAATACCAACGCTAGCTACCGCACCCCACCCACGAACTGGAGCTACAGGAGTATTAATAACCACAGTGCCACCAGAAGCTGCTGTAGAAGATGTTGTGTAAGTGTTAGAACCTATGACTGTAGATATAGTAAAAGTATTAGCCCCAGTATTAGTTATTGGAAATGCCTTTTGAAGTACAAGTCGGTTTATACCGCAAGCATTTGCAGAAATACTAGAAAAATACACATAATCACCAGTAGTTAAACCGTGCGCTGTTTTAGTAACCGTAAGAACAGAAACCCCTGCACTAGCGGCTGTAAACGGGTTAGTAAGGGTTGTATCAACGTAAGAAGGCCAAGTACCTGCACCCCATCCAGTACCCGAAATCTCAACATCCAAACCAGTATTAATTTGAAACGCAGCGGTAATAGCAGTGCCACCACCAGCAGCCACGGTAGAGGTAGCGGCGGTTGTTGTAGTAAACGTAAATTGACTGGTAGATACGTATGTTATCTGTTGCTCAATATTTAATTCTGCGGCAGGAATACCACCAACCGCAGTAGAACCAGAAATAGTAACAAAATCGTTATTTTCCCCACCATAACCAGAAAGCGTTACAGTAACAACATTAGAGCCATTTGTTGTAGAGAACATGTTGTTAGTACTAGGGCTTGTACTAGTTGTGTAAGTAGCTCTAAGAGGCGTTACGTCGTTATATTCACCGCCTTGCTCAATGTAATACTTAAGGTGAGTACCAACACCTAGTAAGTTAGCCCCAGCCAAAGTACCCCAGTTCCAAAGAGCACGAGCTGTGCCTTGATATGTATCATTAGATAGACGAGTCCACCCACCGATTTTTTCTGCATTACCAGAACGAAACCGTACTTTATCGCAGTCAAACCAACCACCTTCGTTAGTGTAGTTTGTACCCTCTTTGTTTATACCGGGTTTAAAGACTAGTTTTTGTAATGGCATACTGGTTTACCCTAATGCTTGCGCTGCTTTGGTTGTTTTAGCAATTCTATCATCTAGCCCCAAGGTGCCGCCATTAATACGTTTTGTAATCATGCCGTGCTCTTGTTGGTCAGCCAATTCGTTTAGTCCTTTTTTGTTCCAGAACCATCCTGCCGACATAGCTGCATATCGTGGATCTAACAGTAAAGTAGGGTCAGATAAAAGGTCAACGCCAATAGCCACTCCGCATCGTTCATAGTTTTCTTTGCCTGTTAACTGGATAAGCCCCCTGCCCAAATACTTAGCAGCCTCTTCCTCGCTAGTATTGCCTAAGCGTCCGTTATATACTTTACCAGCAATCTTAGCTGGCTGCCGTGCGTATTGATTGGCATATTCTAAAGTTGGGAACCTAGAAGGCCAGGTTTTCATAAGCCCCTCGGCGCTGTAGTTAAGGTTTTCCTGCAGAGTTTTAAAGTTACCAGACTCGTGAGCACACTGCCCCAAAAACGCAGCTTGACGTCTAGGGCTATTAATATCGTACTTATCAAAGGTAGCCTGTAAAGGTTCTTTCCATTTGAGGTCAATACCAAGGACGGTTAGGGCATTACTTAGACTCATCTTTACCCCTCTTCATATCCATAATTTTCTCAAGGGTACGCCCGCCAAAATAAAATGACATAATCAGCATACCCCACTGCCCAAGCAACTCTACATAGTTGTTGTTTACCTCTATATCCCACGCCGACATCATTGCAAAAGTGGAATAGACAACCAATATAAATACAAGGGTAGCTGGGCGGATGTTCTTAGATAGCGTAGAGTCGGAAGCCATATCTGCTTCTTGACGCTTAGTAAGTTCTTGGGCCTCTACGCTATCTGCTTGCAACTCAGCCATCCTGCCTTGTTGTTGTATTTCTAGCAACTTAGCTTGTGCTTCAGCTTTAGCGGCTGGATCAGGTATAACTTTGTCTAGGATTTTCATCCCTACACTAATGATGTCATCTACTCCAAACATATTATCTCCATATACCCCAAGTTAATTCATACGAAATCCAACCAGCAAATATATAACAAAGCAACATTACGCTTTTCATAACCCGCCTGTCATGCTGTTCTAAATACCTATCTTGTTTATCTTCCCATTGCTTTCTAGCTTTAATACCTTGTATTTCTTCCCAAGCGTGACTGCCATACTTCTTGGTTATTTGTTCTTGAATCTTTGCTTCTGACTGCCGTGCTATTAAAAGTCTTTGCCACTCATCAACCGCTTCAATAATTGTCGTAGTATCAGGATTAACCTGTCTAGCTTTTTTTCTTGCTGCTGTTCTGTCTTTTGCTGCTTTGTCTGCTACTTCTAATACCCCGTCAATTGCTTTAGATAGTTCTTGACTAGCCTTTACCGATTCATTAATTGAACTAGTAACGGATTTAACACCATCGGTTATTCCAAACGGGTCTGACATATCTCACTGTTTGCACCTTATTAAGTCTTAATAATGAAATTAATACCAAGGTATGGTGAAATTGTAGTTGCTGCAGTGCCAGAACCAGCTGACGCATTAGTAATAGTAACGCCAGTAGTAGCTGTGCTTGTTACGCTATTTACAAGAACGGCGGCACCGCCTGTGCCAACCCAGTTAATATTTGCTCCAGTTGTACTGGTGGCATTGTGGAAGTGTCCGGGGTCTGTAATAGTGTTATTGTGGGTATGGGCTGGCAAGTTAGCCGTAATTAGTGTTGTAGTTGCAGAACCGCCCGTAGATCCAACAGTTGTTCCGTATGGCATACGATTTGTGTAGTCAGGCAAATTAAACGTAGTAGAGCCATCACCAACCCCAAAGGTCGTACCAATCACCGCAAAAAGTGCGGCGTATGTAGTTCTATTCACCGCAGCGCCAGCACAAAGTAGCCATCCAGAAGGAGCAGTTCCTGTACCCCACATAATCAAACCGCCTGTAGGAGCGCCGTTAGATAACACAAAAGCTGTAGTTGCTATTTGAGTTGTATTAGTCCCTGCAGTAGCTGTCGGCGCTAGTGGGGTTCCTGTAAACGTTGGAGATACCGAAGAGATTGCACCTGAAAAAGCTGCCGTAGTAGCCGTTAAAGCGCCTGTTAAAGCGGTTGTGCCTGTTACCGATAAATTGCCGTTAACTGCAAAGTTGCCTACAGAACCGCTAATAGCGTTGTAGAAGTTAATGCCGTCACAATATACGTACGCTGCAATGCCATTAGGGATTGTTACACCCAGTCCACTAGAACCAATAATCTGTATAGCATAGCCACCTGTAGTGTTGTTTTGAACAACATATGTTTTTTCAACCAACGGGGCAATTAAATTGCGCACTGCAGTATTTGTGCCGTTAACCATCAAAACTTGATTTCTAGCCTCATCAACCACACCGTTGAAGTTAGACATGGTGTAGGTAGCGTCAAGCATGGTAATGGTAACAACCCCAGAAACCGCCTGTTCTATTAATCCGCCTAGGTTATTGTTGGTAGTTTGGCCCCAAATACCAGATTGGTCTCCGTCCCCAATAAGTTCAAGCCGTAGCGATGGTGAGTAAGTAGATGCCATAATTTTCCTTATTGAATATTATTAATTTGAGTCCAAACAACCGTTGCAGAATTGTCTATTTGAGTCCATCCGCTGCCTTGAACGTTGTTAACAGCAACCCACGTTACTATTTGACTATCATCAATTTTAAACCATCCAGTAGTAATTTGGGCGTTTGCAACAGTAATTGACTCGGAAACATCCCCATAAGCCGTTCTTAAAGCGCTTATAGAATCCGCCAAAGTAATGGATTCAGAGATTGAACTAACAAAACTTGCTATTGCAGAAGAACTATCAGCTACAGTAATGACTTCTGTAATTGAAGAACTAAAAGCAGCAATAACTGATTCAATATCAGATATTGCAATAATTGCTTCTGATATAGCGGCATTTTGAACACGAATTCCTTCTTGATTGTCAGCTAAAGTTAAAGCCTCTAAAATATTAACAGCGTAATAGCTCCCGCCTAATCCAGCAAAAGTAGGTTGAGCAAAAGCTGCATAGCCAAACATTATCTAATTCCTACCAACGCTTTTACTTCATCTTGGGTTAAACCAAGCGCAGTTAGTTTAGCTATTGCAGAAGCCTTTGCGTTTATTTGTGCTTGATTTTCTGAATCAGCAATAGACTGTAATCTAGTTATTTCAGCTTCCACTTGTTCTTTGCTTGGTTTTGCATTAACGTTATCTTGCCAATCAATATTTTCATATAGCTCGGCCCCAACACATACCCAAGAAGCATTTAGGCTTAGATTTCTAATTGCATTAACAAATATACTCATGCTGCAATCTCCAAAAATTGAATTGTAGTTGTACCATAGCCCGATGATGCGCCTACTGCAGGTTGATTTACATAGTATGCAGTTGTTCCGTTTGCTTTTATTCCATAAGTAATAGCGCTTGTTGTACCTGGGCTATCTAAATAAATAACTGTAAACGGATACAGTGCGTATGAGCCAGCAGAAGCTATAAATTCATCTGAAGAATAGTAACCGGCCCCACCACCATAAGTGCCACCGGCATCTTGAACTGATGTTCCATTTCTTATGATTTGAATACCGCCATTTGGATTCCAAGCCCCCATTGCAATAGAGACAATTAATAACACCTTACTTGTTGCGCTGGTTGGAGTAAATGTGGTTGAAAAAATTGTTGCAGTTCCACTACCAGAATATTGAGTTGTATTTACGTATTGAGTTACTTGCAATACACTACCTGCTGGTAATCTAGCGGCTGGAACTGTTCCGCTAGTTAAATTTGTAGCATTTAAAGAACTAGAAGAAGTTAACCCAGCAGTAGATTGAGTGGTTGAGTCGCTAAATGTTATAGATGGGCTTGAGCCGTTAATGACTGTGGTCATGCTTGTTCTCCTTCTTGTGCTACGGGTTCTACATAATTAGGGTCCCTAGCCCATTGCACAGATGGTAGCGCAGCTAGTTGGTCAATTGTTGTGCAAGCATTAACAGAGGCAACATAGTTTTGAGCTTGAGTACGAATGGTTTGCCGCCAAGTATTCCACGCATCCGGTACTGTTGTATTTGTTTCAGTGGCTTTAACTACCATCCAATCAGTAGGTAAAAGAATGGAATAAGCCGCTGCATTAGTTTGATTTACTACATTAGCTTTGCATGGATCAAGGTCTTTTGGGGTATTGGTATAGGTTAAAGAAGCGCCATTTAATGTTTGACTAACCCAATAATAAGTGTCGTTTGCTGGTTGATTAGTCGCAATAACTTCCTCTAACCCAATAGCTGCCTTTTCTTCTGGAGTGGATAAATTTAACCAGTTAGCAGGGTATTGATTGCCATTAATTTCAAAAGCATTGCCTTCTTGAATGTATTGGTTCGGTGCTTTATAAAACATAATTACCTCGCTAAAGCGTTCTTAAAAGGGTTTTCGGCAAATGCCATATAAATGTATGTGTTACCACTTCCGTTTGTGCCAGCACTACTCCTACGAATTTTGTATCCATTGGAAAGAATATCAATCATAGGGCTTAATACTGCTTCAGCATCAGAAACATCAGGTTCTAATACATTAACTGCCATATTATAGGTATCTCTTGATGTATCTAAAAGAACCCAATTACCTGTTGTTCCGCTTGATGCTTTAAACATTACAAATTTAGGTCTAAATCCTGTATAAATAAATGGACCATCTGTAGAACCATTACCTGTATAGCTACCAAAAGCAGAGTAGCCAGCAATAGGTGTCCAGCAGTAGGCTACATAAGTACCAGCACTAGCATTTAAATCACTATCAGTTCCAATACTAAATACAGTTGATGTCGGTAAAGTAGTGGTAAATCTAGCTGCTGAATTTGCTTGTGCGGCAGTTGATTGCAAAGCCAATATATAGCCAGCAGCTAAAGTTATGAAATATACAGACCATCCTGAACTGCCAGCATCTCTGCGTTTTACAATAATCATACTAGGCGCAACCCCCAACCCGTGTCCTACAGTAGCATTGCTTCCTGTGCCTGTATAAGTAACAACACTAAACCCAGCGGGTTTGCTAACACTTACTGTTGATGTAATAGAACCGTCTGTATTAGATGATGACGAACCTTGACCAGCTTGCCATTGCCATCCTACATAATTGTTGCCAGTTGCATTTGATAAATTCCAGTTGCTATTAGAAGAAGCAAGCGTAAATCCATTGCTATTTATTGCTGATACCATTCCATAGTTGCCTGGGGAATAATAATTTTCAGCAACAGTTCCATTTGAAATTAACTCATAATAATATGAGCCATTACTTCCTCTATTTGAATCAAAAAGAATATTGTCATTAGCACCAGTTCTATTTTTAACCCAAATAAAATCAGGCTTAAATCCAGCAGTATTTGTTACAGATTGAGTTGCACTTGTTCCAGCATAAGTAGTAGCATCCATTACTGTATTGCCTTTAACAACTGTGCTGTTAGGTAAGTTGTAAGTATTGAGCGCTACAAAGCCTGTTGGTGGAGTGTAAGCAAATCCTTGCTGACCAAAGTTAATATCACCACCACTAGCATTTACTGAACCGCACATTGGGAAGAATGTTAATGAAGTTGAAATGCTTGAAGCGGCTGGACTTGTTTGGGTAGCTGGGTTGCTAGAGTTAAACCAAGTTCCGTTTTTACCAAAATAAATAGCACTATTGTCCCTATCAAAAGCAACCATTAACACATCACCTGACGAAAGCGAACTTCCATAACTTGATGATGTATTGTTGGCATATAAAGTGCCATTACCCATAAATTGATAAATATTAGCCCAAGAGCTAGGAGCATAGTCTAAACTGAGGGATGTTCCTGAGTTTCCAATTCCATTAGTGGAAAATGAATTTGTGCCAGTATTAAATACAAATTCCCAATACCATTTTCCTGTTGTTGGGAAAGCAACAGTACTGCGTACCTGACCCCAACTACCGCTACTATCAGCTTGCACATGAAGATTGGCATTGCTTAAAGCAATCAAAGACCTTTGGTCTAAAGGATTCAATACGCAATAGTTAGCCGTAGTTGGATTTGTCAATGTAGGTACATCAGTCATTGAATCGTAAGTTACGCTTGAACCATAACCAACAATAATTACACCTGAACCGCCTGCACCGCCAATAGCACTTAAAGGAGAGCCACCGCCACCGCCACCAGTATTTGGAGTTCCAGCAGTACCATTTCCTGTAGAACCACCTCCACCGCCACCGCCAGAACCACCAGCACCAGCAGGGTTTGATGGGCTAAATGTACCACCACCACCGCCACCGCCATAAGTAGAACCGTTAATCCATGTTAAACCTGCACCACCAGCACCAGATGTTGTAGAGTTTGCCGCATTGTTACCAACGGCACTTGCACCGCCACCGCCACCTGAAGGGTATGGACTAGCAATAAATCCAGCATTACCACCACCAGCAAAACCTTGCCCTGATGTTCCAGCACCGCCTGCTGTAGTTCCGCTTCCTGAACCTGCACCACCACTTCCCGAACCACCAGTATTACCGTTATTTCCAGCAGAAGTTCCAGCACCACCACCTATTGCGGTTAAAGCACCAAATGTTGTATCTGTTCCATTAGTGGCGTTAATACTACTTCCATAGTTACCGCCAGTACCACCAGCACCTACAGAGTAGGCAATAGTTTGACCAGGTGTTACAGCCATAGTTCCAAATAACAAACCACCAGCACCGCCACCGCCTGAATAACCGCCACCACCGCCAGCTACTACAAGGTAGCTAAGTGATGTAACTCCAGCAGGTACTGTGTAATTGCCTGAACCTGAAGTTAATGATGAATATGTACCAGTAGCTAAAGAAATGTTATTGGTAGTCCAATAGTTACCATTTCCGCTAAAGTCTCTACCAATACCTGTATTACCAGTTATTGAACTAGTAGTAGTTGAATTGTCTATAAATGGCAAATAAAAACCATTAGCGCCATAAGTACCTGTGTATTTAGCTGGTTGCCATACACCAGTTGCAGCGTTTGTAGAACCAAATGAAGATGGGGTAAGGGCTAGACCATCAATGAAGTTTAATTCAGCTTGATACATATCAATGTATGCTTGACCACTACTATTACCTGAACGACCTATATAACTAACATTTCCAGAAGCATTCCATCTAGCAACTGAATTTTGAGTACCCGGAGTTTGAGTAGAAAACGATGTTACTTGAACCCCATTAATGTATAGTTTTTGTCTGTTTGTAGATGTAGTTTGTGTTGTGTCAAAAACATAAACAATATTATACCAAGCCGCTGGATCACGGAATACTTGAGTTGTAGTAAGCCAGTTTGTTCCACCGCCTGAAGGTCTGTCAAAAATTTGTAATACATCAGTTGCATCAAAGCCAAAATAAAAATAATCTGTGGCTGAATTAAATACTCCAAATAATACTTGTTCAGTTCCTAACTGACCACGCTTTACCCAAGTTGAAATTGTCCATGTAGTTGCACTTGTTGGGGTTCCAAAAGTCCTATTTAAATAAGCAGAAGCACTACTTCTAAACCTTAAAGATTTAGTTAAGTTATAGCCACTAGTAGCACTTCCAGCCATTGCTAAGGACATTAAGCATCTCCTAAAGCACGACCTTGTTCATACAAATTAGTACCATCACTACGGAATACAAAGAAGTCTTTTGCACTAGCTGCAGTAGATAAAACGGGAGCTGCTCCGTTTGCCCACTTAAATATGCTATTCCAAGTCAATGTATTAGATCCAGCATTCTGAATAACGCATAAAGAATAAAACCCTCCGTTAACCAAACCTGTAGGAGCGCCCATAGTGCGGTTAGATGATACAAAAGTAAATGTAGCTACTTGACCAGTAGTTGTAGACCATGCAATTGTTGCTGCATCAGTTAATGTAATTGTAGGAGAATACCCCGTGCCAGTAAATGAAGTTAAACCATTAGCTGGTACAAAAGAAAAAAGCCCACTAGTATCCCCACTCATATTAAGTGCGGTTGCGCTTGTAGTTCCAGCAGATATAGTAGATGCCATTATGTGTTTTCTTTAGGGTACTTGTTTTTGACAGCTTGAATCTTGGCAGTCATTTCAGCCGAGAATGCACCTTGCTTAAATAGGTCATCAAGCTGGTCACCAATAGATGGGTATTCTTGAGTTCTTAAAATTGAATAAGTGGGCTGTTGCTTGTTTTCCATAATTATTCCTTAAGCAATTTCATAAACAACATTCATGGTTGGAGTATACCCAGCACCAATAGTAAATCCGTTGCTGTAAGTTGTCCATTGTAATTGAGTTGACGATGTTGGAATATAGCCTTTTAGCATATTTCCTGTAGAAGATGTTTCCATGCCCCACCCACCTATTTGTATTCTTGCCGCTGATGTAAATGGAAGCGTTGCGTAAATAAGACCGGATGCACTGCCTACTGTTGTGATTGTTATATTAATAGACACAAAACAAGTTTTACCAATAACTTGATATGCGCCAGTTGCACTTACAGTTGTGAATGACCCTGTTGAAGCGGTTATGACTGGTGTATAAGAAGTCCAAGCAGTTGCTGCAATTCCTGATGTTGGTAATCCTGTGCAATTAGTTAAAGTACCAGATGTGGGTGTTCCTAAAATAGGGCTTGTTAACGTTTTATTAGTAAGTGTTTGTGTAGCAACGTCCACCACCACGTTGCCTGTGCTTGTAGGTAATGTTAATGTATTAGTACCAGCTATGGCTGGGGCGGATATTGTTATAGCGCCTGATGTATCGCCTGAAATGACTACTGAACTCATAGAACCACCCATCTACTGCCCGTAGGCACGGTTACGGAAACTCCGCTAGATATGGTAATAGGTCCAACAGAAGTGGCTGAATATCCAGTAGGAATAGAATAATTAGCGCCTACTGTTAAGTTGTTTACAAAAAGACCATTAGACGCTGAAATTTGCGGGGCAGTTGCAGTATTTAACGTATCTTGATTAACAGAACGACCAGCAGGATAAGTAACAAAAACGTTAACAGTACCACTAAATGTGACTGCAGAACCAGAATTAGAAGACGAATAAATAGTGGTTCTAGTTAGGGTTGGACCTGTGGTTGAGTATGTGCCTAGCCCAACTTCCCAGTTTCCTGTTGCATCAAAAGCGCTATAGTAGGTTGTATTAGTGTTGCCAACGCCAGCGGTAAATGACTGAAATCCAGTTGATGCTCCGCTTAAAGTAAAGCTAACTGTAGTATTAGCCGTACCTGTTTCTTGTACTCTATCTGCTAAAACAAGAGCCATCTAAGACTCCTTAGCTAGTAGCCGTTGTTGTGTAAGTAATGGCTAAAGAATCACCATTAGATACAGTTTTTGTACCACCAGTAAAATTACCAGCAGAATACAAAACGCCAGTAGTAGTATCTTTAGTAGCTGATGCACTTGCCCCAGAGTTAATAAAACAACCAATAACGCTTCCACCGCTTGTCATAGAAAATGTTAAAGAGGAAGCAGTTTTAGTGGTTATGTTAGATGGTGTTGTGCCAGAAGATGTAGCTGCTGTCCATGATGGAGATTGGCGGTTTCCTGAGTAAGTAGGAGCATTAGCTAGGCCAGCTTCTAACCAAGTATGAGAAGCCATAGTGTCAGCAGCCGTATAAGTGCCTGTACCTGTGCAAAGACCTAGATAGTTAACACCAGATGCTGTACCACCGGCAGTGCCTGTAGCACCGAAGTAAAAATCAAACAAAGCTTGTTTGCCTACTGCGGTTACTAGATTAGGAGCGTCATCTTCCCATTTAATATTGCCATCTTTATCTTTGCAAACAACGTGGTAGAAACCTTGGATGCCCATATTCTCATCGTGATTAGCGTTGCGAGTAACAGTTGCATCGCAAATATCGCCAAAATTTGATAGTTCATTGCTCATAAACGCCCCTAGCTAAATCGAATAATGGCTGAAGTAGCATCAGCCGTTGGAAAAGTAATTGTAAAATTTGGGCCTGCTGTTTTATCGCTGCCAAAATCCAGTACCGCTACCGCAGCATTTGTAGTGCTATTATATATTAAAGCACCCCTACAGGTAAAGCTGGCGCTTGTCCAAGTCACGTTATTAAAAGACACATAAGCTGTCTGCCCACTAGAAGTCGGGACTATTGGAGTGAGCGTTTGACCCCCTGCCGTATACCCCGTACCACTGATTTCATTAGAAGTCGTGTATGCAGTCGTTGAATATGATAAGTCCGCATTAGCCGTATATAAAGCAATCTTGTAGACATAGGAAGTTCCAGAGGCAAAGTTCTCCAACCCGCTTAAACAGTTTTGTTTAAATACTGTGCATTGACCTTGTTGGATTGTCATGGATTAACCGGGATTTTAGCTTGCCCGTCCCTGTATGCGTCACCACGCTCAAGACCAGTTCCCAAACGATTAAGTTGCATAAGAGCCTCGGTGTACTTGTCTTCGTAGTATTTAACCAAATCTTGCTCACCCTTCATAAATAGCATTGCCTCACGCATAGCGCCGTAGAATAAAACTGGGTCGTAGTTATCGCCAAGCCAGCTTGTGCCAGCAGCGTTGTTAACAGAGTTTACCGTTACAGAGAAACCAGAACCTGTGCCACCAATATAGGAAGAAGCCGCAGTAAGACTGTCATTAGCAGCGTAGAACTGACCGCCGTTGTTAATAGTTACAGTAGTAACGGTATTACCAGCAACAGTAACGGTAGCTGTAGCTCCAGAACCTTGACCACCTGTTAGTGGTATGTTGGGGTATACGCCATTGGTATAAGAAGAACCCCCAGTAGGCGTGTTGTAGCTAGAAATAGCTCCTTGCACAATAGAAATTGGGTAGTAAAAATAGTGCAGTTCTACACTGTAAGCAGAGTCAGGGGTAGGACCAACAATAAAAGACAGCTCGTTAGCATTATTATATTGAGCACCAAATAGTGCGTAATATTTAGGCAGCCCAGTATCTGTTGGGGTTGGGTATGCCTCACGAATAAAGTTAACGTCTTTGTTAAGCAAGTATTTGTACGAAGTGTCGGTATCAATAACTGCCATAGAAAACGTAGACAAATAATCGTTAGGGCACGACAAATACTTATTGCTAGCCGTAAACGTACCTGTTACGTTCTTACGTAACGAAGGGATTTGAACTGAGTTGTATATACGTTCTTCGGCTTCTTGAACAAAAGTTGATATGTTAGATACAAATAGCGACTCTGTATTCTCAGAATAATCCTGTATTGCTTGGTACAGTTGTACGTAGTTCATTCGGGTTTACCCTACTAAGCCATTGGCCCACGAGACATTGTGCCTTTAGTGGCGCAACCTGTACCACGCATTTTCATGCCAGAAGTCTTAATGGGTTCGTTACCAGCAGACTTGCTAATGTGTCCAACAGACATATCAACCGTATCAGCTTTGCTGCGATTAGGCGGGTAGCCGGGGTTTGTACCAAATTCTACAGGAGCCTGAGTCATCTTTTTACCTGACATATCGTGTGGCTCGGCATAAACTTCGGCATTACCAACTTCTTTACCCATTATTTTTTGCGAAAATTTAACCATGATTAACGTCCTCTTTGATTAGCACAACGAGCCATATTACGACCCATAGATTTGTAGTTCTTATTTAAAGAACTTTTGCTGGCTTTTGGGCCTTTATCAACGACTTTTTTGCCATCATTAGGAAACACTTCAACTTGTGTTTTCCCTTTGCTAGCTACGCCATCTGCATCTTTTTTGTATCCCATGACTTACTCCTAAGTTGATATTGTTACTGTACCTACCTGCCCTAATGCTACTAGGTAGTTAGGCGTTAAAACTGCGTCAAAACTACTTGCCCCACCCACTGGTGCCCAACCCCACTGAAACACCCTACTGCCTCCAGATATGTTGCCTAACTCATCCAAGCCCGAAGCATAGTAACTTATGTCAGGTCGTGGCTCCCGTACAGCTTGTGGGTCACTAACCGGGTACATACCTAACTGCAACTGCGGCTGGTCTGGATCCCAACATGTGGGGCATACCTTAATATTATATATCTTTGTCTTAAGTACTTGTTTCTGTAACTCTTTTAACTTATAACGTTGTCCGCATCTATCGCACTCGGCGATGGAAAACTTACCCGAAGAATATTTACTAGGCATAGCTTACCTTAATAAAACAACTGTCTTGGTACGTATCTATCTGAAGCTTTTTCTCTATCCTCTTGTGAAGCCAATAGCCATTGCTGTTCGTATTCAGACTTTAAAAACAACACTCTTTCGGGGGCAACTTCTGGTTTTTTAGCCGCAATCATAAACGCCAAACCAGCCACCAAACACGTAATAAAACGGAAAGGAATGTCTTGTACATTTACACCACTACCAGCATCTTGCATACGACGTAGTCGCCAGTAAACAAAAGTATAGGGACCACCGCCATCACCTGTAGGCCATACGTTAATATTAGGCAGGTTCTGAATGGATACCGCTGCACCAGTTGTATGAGATGCTGCAGTTGTGTACGCTTGACCACGGAAGCAGTTGAGCAGTTGATTTCCAGATACGTTTTGGTAGCTAATTATCTCAGAGTCAATTTTAATAAACCCTGTTGTCGCTAAACCGACTGTAGAACTAAGAGTAATAGTAGTGTCGGTGGCGGTGATTGTTCCGTTTAGCGTAACACTAGAGGTATTAGTTTGGCCTGATTGACGGTTAATCCAGACCTGAATAGGACGCCCGTTTGCATTCTTAGTTGGTATAGTAGAGTAAGTTGATTCAGAAATACGGGTGATGTTAATATCTATTTGGTTTTGATCGGTGCCAGTACGGATAACGTGGTCTAACAAATCAATAGTATCATTAGGCAAAGCGTAAATAGCCTGCCCAGTGTTGATAGTAATTTGGCCTTGTTCAATAGTCCATAAGTTGATGCCACGGTTAGCCCATTCAATTGTTAAAAGATTTAAAGACCTACGGGCAGTACGCATATCATAACCCGAACGTAATTCTAAACCGGCGCGTTCATACGCTTCCTCAATTAACTCTGAGAGGTCTAGATTAAAAGCAGTTAAGCCCGAAGTATTTGCCATTACTTAATCTTCCGATACGGTTTTACTTTTGCTTTTACCTTTTGCGGCTGCGGCACGAACTGCTGCCCCTGTGCTTTTCCTGCTCGCTTTGCTTTTGTCGTTGCTGCGTACTCCTGCGGGCTTAACGCTTGTATTGCTTTTTTTGGCAGGTACCGCTCGCCTGTTTCGGACGACTTCTTCCCTGACTTGGTCGTCCACTTTTGTTCGCCCCAAGCCTTTAAAGAACGTTGCG